GTATTACAATATCATTACCCGGAGATTAAAAATTATGAAGACTTCACCAAAATCCAAGCATCAGACTTACCAACAAGACCTGATGTTCTCTGCGGCGGAACTCCCTGTGCAACATTCAGTATTGCAGGGCTTCGCAAAGGGCTTGGAGAAGATAGAGGAAACCTCGCACTTGAGTTTGTTAAACTTATTGAACGATTGCAACCCACATGGGTTGTATGGGAAAATGTCCCCGGTATCTTGTCAAGTAATGGAGGACAAGACCTTGGCACCTTCCTCGGAGCATTGGGGGAACTCAGGTATGGGTTCGCTTACAGGGTTCTTAACACTGAACATGTCAGAACACAACGATTTCCAAACGCCATCCCACAAAGAAGAAGGCGTATCTTCGTTATCGGACATATTGGAGGAGACTGGCGAAGTCCTGCCAAGGTATTATTTGACTCAGCACCAGTGCGAGAAGATGCTCCTCCGAGCAGAAGAAAGCGAGAAGAAAATCCCAAAAAGCCTACATATCGTTCTGCAAGAAGCGACCAACTCGTTGAAGACGAAGTAGCAGGCACAATAGCTGCTCGTGATTACAAGTCAGCAACAGATTTAGTTGTTGAAAAAAAACCTGTCATCATGCGAGATTCACAGACTGGTTCTAATGGCAAGCCATGGAATGATGAAGGTGTGTCTTGGTCACTCACAGCCCACGATAGATACACAGTAATAGAGACAAGCACACCTGATAAAGCACCAAGGATATATAAAGAAGAAGTTTCACCTACACTGACAGCCATGACTGGTGGTAACAGACAACCTATAGTTTTTATAGAAAAAGATGTGCAAGACAAAGACAACAGTTTGATCCATTGTGGTGATGAGGTAGAAATGGTCAGAGTCAGGAAACATGAAGTTGATATACAAGGATTACAAAAAACTTTAAAGGATGGCAAGGTCAATAAGTCACTCACCATACAAAATATCGCTGACTCACTTAGTGTCAATAAAACAACTGTGGATCATTGGTTTAGAACTGATGGTAGTTTTGCAATACCCACTGAAGATGTATGGTTCGACTTGAAAAGTCTGTTAGGAATCGAAACTGATAAGTTTGATGATTCCATTATGGAGTTTGAGATCAGAGAAGGCACTTATGAAATGTCAAGAAGAGTTTACAGTGATGAGGGTGTTTCACCCACTATCACAGCATCTAACCCTGATGCAAAGATAACCACACGCAATGATGTAATCAGACGACTCACTCCTGTTGAGTGTGAACGCTTGCAAGGACTCCCTGACAACTACACACAGATTCCATACAGAGGTAAACCTAAAGAAGATTGTCCTGTATCAAAACGCTACGAAGCATGTGGTCGAGCCATGTCAGTCAATGTCATGGAGTGGTTGGGATCACGAATCAAACAAGTTCATAATGGAGAAATATAATGGAAGATAAACGATTTAATTTTAATGACATCACAGACTTTGAGAAACACATAGAACTTTCAATACCAAACTTTCTGACCCTAGATAACATTTTTCGCAATATCACTCATGAATATGCACAACCTGAAAGCACTGTGGTGGACTTAGGATGTTCTACAGGTAGATTCTTAACCAGTCTTAATCAGATACCCACTTGTGAGTACATGGGGATCGATACAGTCGACATGGAACAAAGAAGAGATGGTTTTTTGTTTATACAAGGTGATTGTGAGGCTGTTTTACCTGAAATCCATCAAACCTCAGTGGTTGTAAGCATGTTTTTCTTACAGTTCTTGGGCAAACATCAAAGAAGGCGTGTGCTTAACATTATCAAGCCCATGTTAGATGCAGGAGGTATTTTGCTGATCGCAGAGAAAGTTTTTTTGAATGACTCAAGATTACAGCAAATTATTCACAAGTTGCACATCCAAGAAAAGCGTAAAGGTTTTACTGATACAGAGATATTGGATAAAGATTTAAAGTTATCAGTCAGTATGTACTGTAAGACAGAACAAGAACTGATGAATGAGCTTAATGAGATAGGCGTTGTCTCAAAGGTGTGGCAGAGTTTTAATTTTATGGGGTTCATGGTGGCAGGTAAACAAACATGAAATGTTGGCATTGCAAAGCTGACCTCATATGGGGTGGAGACAATAACATCGTAGATGAGGATGGTCAGTTTATGTTGGAAACTAATTTGCACTGTCCTGACTGTGATGCCCAAGTGATTATCACCACACCTATCGCCAAGGCTATCAAAGATGAGGAAGGCGAAGACTCAGAGGCGTTGCACTAATGATAAACAGTAAAGTTGCAAAGGAGAGCATCGTAGATGTAGGGATTGGACTAATCATATCCTTTCCAATAGCGTTTACTGTCCTGACCTTCACGACAAACATGGAGTTCAGTGTGGGTGCAACTGCCCTAACACAGACAGTGGTTTTCACATCACTGGCATTGTTTAGGAAGTACTGTGTGCGACTCTTTTTTTTAAAGAACGATGCAAAAAAAGGGTATAGTGATGAAAGTGGTGATGTATAATGATTTATACTTTTATGTATAAAACGATAGTGGTTAAGGGTATAGTGTGGCAAACAGGGTATAGTAAAGGAAATGCCACCCTGTGAAGAAACCTATATAGAATAAGGGCTAGAGCCTATAGGTAGTGTTAGGTATATACTTTATAAGAGAATAAATATATATAGTACATAACAGCATAAAGTAGCGTTTATACGAGGTATATGTCAGGGGTAATGGAGGTAGCTATACACTGTGCACTGTACACTGATAGATTTTAATATGGCGTGAGCCAAGGAGTAGATAGAATGACTGAGAATAGAGAAATAGTAGAAAGACGAAGGCAAGAGATAGCAAAAGAAAAAGAGCAATCCAAAGTGCTTGGTTTATCTCACAAGATTGGTGACGACTATTGGGTTCACACATTGACTGGTGGCAGACAGATTAAAGTCTTTGAAGATCGTAGAAAAAAAGATGAAGTAATCTTTGAAGGGATCAAGTAATGTCAGCGATTAAAAACATACCTGAGTGGATTCAAAAAATTATTAAAGAACAATACGATGTCACGATATACTTGAGCAATGGTAAAAAGTTTCCTAATGGAAGCACACACATTGTGGTTCAACTCAAGAAGATTAAGAAACTCAATAGCAAGTATTTATCAGGTACAGATATTAATGGTCGATCTTATGAGTTTAGCAGTGTGGAAGATTTTAACTACGAGGTGAAGAAGATATAGTAAATGGGTAGACCAAAGAAGGACAAGAAACCAATCAGTGAAACTCCAAAGCAATTTGAGAAGGACACTGAGTTAGGTTTGACTGAAATGCAGAACGCATTTGTGTGGCATTACACTGAGGGTTCTTGTTCACAAACAGAAGCGGCGAGGCGAGCAGGGTATGAGTTTCCTGCAGTAGCTGCTAACAAAATGCTTAATGGTAAAGATCAACCACATGTCACTAAAGCTATAAGAATAAGACAGGATGAATTAGCTGAGAAGTATGCGATCACACCACAAAAGACTGGCACGATGTTGTGGAAGATCACTGAAGAAGCGTTTGAATCAGGTCAACTTAATGCCGCTGTGTCTGCTATCAAGGAGCTAAATCAACTGGCAGGTCTGTCGGTTCACAAGACTCAAAACCTGAACATCAATGCCAACATTGATAGCATGTCAAGGGATGATATAAAGAAACGCCTAGCCAAGCTCTTAGGAGGCGACAGCGATACTTATTCACCAAAGGACTTATAGAAGAATAACTAAGTATTGGCGACCTCTTTGTTTCTTTATTAAATATCTGAAAAAAACTCTTTTTTCCAAAAAAGCACCTAAGATCAATGACTTACGCCTGTATTCATATGTATTCTTTTGTGTAATCATTTGCACATCTGTGTGCATAGGTGTCACAGCCTGAGTCAAGCGATCCAAAGGAACCCTATTAGAATGGGCTTTTTGCTAGGATCAATAAAACGATTGACCCCTACACCCCCAAATGCAGATCGGCTCGCAGGCTTACAGTTATAGCTAAGTTAGGTACACTG